TTACTGAAACCCCTGCCGTATCAAAATGAAAAATCTTGCTATGCCTTACAAGGTTTACAAGGTACATCATCTTTCTCGAAAAAAGAAAGGCAAAGCGGTAAAACTCCTATAAAGCACAGGATAACATTAGGCCACTCAGCCCCCTGCTCTACTATTTGCTGGCAGGCAGTAATAACTATAAGCCCTGAGCTAGTACGCTTGGCACTCCACTTTAGGCGCTTATCCTTGAAGATTTGTGTTAAGTCGAATTTAGCTAGTGCTAGTGTAAAGTTTGGTAGTTTCATGTTTAATAGTTCCAGATTACTTCTATGGGTTTGTGCTTTCTATTATCTAGGTCGGCATGTATAAACGAGCGGCCCACCCCTATTCTATTTATACCTACATACAAAAGCGCTTCAACAATCTTATATCGGTGTGCGCTTGTAGTGCATTTAATATCTGCTGCTAGCCCTAATCTATGCGCGCTATCCTTGCTTACTTTATAGCCTTTGCTCTTTAAGTATTCCGTATGCTCTTGGGTTCTGTAGCCGCTGGTAATAACAAACGGCACCCCCGCGCGCTCTCTAGCCTTCTCTAATAGGTCTATAAAATCCTGGCTCATGAACTCTCCCGATCCTGGCAGGTCTGGGCTGTCAAATTCCTCTAAAGTAAAATAGCGCATAAGCCAGCAAGTGAGATAATGATACACAGCAAATCATGGGCATCGTAGCGGCCATAGCTTAGGCGCTTAAATCTACAATTGGCCACGTTTAGCATTATGATAAGTAGGTAGGGGATGGCGCTCATTTTTTTCTATTTTTCCTATGTGTTATAATCTGCTCGACGTTCATCCATATAAGAGTAATACCGCCTATTATTCCAATTACTAGGCTAATATATTCAGAAATTACAGCTACGCCCCAGCCCGCCCAGAGTACATTAAGCCCCCAAAATTTGCCGCTTTCCATTATGTAAGTGTTAATGTTGTTGTTTTAGTTACACCGCTATGCGTTACAGTCATTACTATAGTGTAAGTACTTTTGCCTCTAGATGTGGTTGTAATCATATCCCCAAAAGATATTGAAGTAGATGGCCCAGCTAGCGATACTTTGTCTTTGTTTGCGGATATCTGAGTACGCAAATAGTCTAGCTCTTCTTGCATCTTTTGTATCTGGTAGATCATAGCCGCCTCAGCAGGAAAATCTATTAAATCTATCTGCTTATCATTATCAAATGCAGTTTGCATAGCTGACAAATCACTGCCAGTTTTGTTATGTATCCTTGTATATTTTGCGCTGTCTAGTGCCATTAGCCTGTGATGGTTATGTATCCCCCATATATCTCATCTGTTGAGCCGTCTGAGTCTACTTTGATTACTAAATAATTAGATGGATGGCTGGCTACGTCTGTCATGTCTACCTCTGTACCTATAGCTGTGGCTGCGCTTTTTGATACTATTGTTTTGCTATCTATAGAGCCTGAGTACACCTGATAATTCTGGCTAGTATCGCTGCCGTATATTCTAGCATGAGTAGCTGTAAAGCCTGTTGGTATTGCCACGTATGCAAAGCAGCTAGAGCTACTATATGAGTGTAGGTACAATTCATTACTTGCTATATCATCGTCCTCAATCATTAGTGGCCTTCCTACGTCATTGGCTACAAAGTCTCTAGGTAGTATCTTGATTCTAGTAGTAGAGCCTAGCCAGCCAGAACCAGGAGCATCTATGAATGCCTGCCCCGTTGCTGCTGGATTCATTGCTAGAACCTGGCCGGCTGTACCATTTGCAACATATACTAAAGCGCCATTGCTTCTCATTACTACCGCTTGACTATCAGTAGCTAAAGAAGTGGGGAAAGTAAATGTGTTAGTGCCGCTAGAGCCGTTAGTCATCTTTAGGCCAGAAATGCCATAGCTATCTGTATTTATAAGAGCCGACTTAGTTACTAATCCTTGTATAGTTCCTCCATTTCCAGGAGTTAATTTTGTGCTAGGTAGCTCAACTATAGGCTTAGGGCCTTTAAGTATTGGGTTATCTGTAGCAACCGTTATCCCTGTGATATTTCTCTGCAAAAACATACACTCTATATCATACTCGCACCTAGCAGCTATAAACTTTAGGCCAGTAACCTGGTAGAAGTTATTACTGTCGTATGTGTTTTTTAGTATTGTGTAGGGGTGTATAAAATCATCCGCGCCAGTTCTGAATAAAGTACCGCGCTCGCTTCTCGTGGCAAATAAGTTAGCGGCCATTCTTTCTCTAGCTCCTAGAGCATTAAGACCTAAGGAAGCTGTAGAGCTTAGCGAGCTAGTCCATTGACTAGATTCTACATAGGTTGAGCCGTTGTTTATTGTTATTACTCCTAAATCTAGGTCACTGATCCTATCGCCTATAAATGTTCTGCCTTGGTCAAATTGGAAGCGCGCATTGTTTGGATTAGTAGCCGTAATATCTATAGAGTCAAATTCCTGCGCTTGCTCATCAGAGTATTTAGTTGCTTTGAAATCCTTTAGCCAGTAATTTGCAGAAGCAAACTCAGTAGCTAGCACAGTACCCTCGTAATCTATTACACTCAAAGTACAGCTCATTATCAAACCCTGAGACTCTACGCCCAGAACAGGGGTTACAATATTTATAGGGGCGTGCCAGTTAAAGTTGCCTATTCCTAGCATACCCACTGTTCCATCAGATTTGTCAAATGGTGGCGAGACATATTCAAAAACAGAAGCTGAAGCGCTCCACTCTGCAACTTGATATTGTGCAACTTGATACTCTATGTTAATTAGAGGGTCTGCTGGATTGACTACAGGAAAACTTATGCCTGTGTAATTGTTTGCAGACATTTGAGCTGTATTGGCAGCATTAAAAGCAACATCTCGCTTCAAGTATCTTACCGTTCCACCTCCATCTCCAGTTTTTAGAGTAAAGGAGAGCTTCATTCTTAAAACTCTTTCGCTCTCTGTAGCTATATAGCCTAAGCCACTAAATCCAAAATAAAACTCACTGCTCAGCTGGAACTGGTCTGTAGCATTGTACTCTATATCCTCATCTGGCAGCTCTTGGTCTGCATTTATCTGTGTCTTTGTATAGTTAGAATCGCCAATTAAAGACCTGGTACCCTGGTAGTCTCTGGTTTTCTTAGCTATTGTAAATGCGGGCACGCTGGTGCGCTCCCAGCCTGCCAGCTTTTCAAATTCACTATTGTCGTTGCCAAATTGCTTTAGGTATGTGTTTAGGTTAAATGAGCTGTTGTATGTAACCGTTCCATTTCCTGTTATTTGGTGAAAAGTTTTTAAGCCGTTAGCTGCATGATTTTGAATACTTCCCAAAGGCACTAACCAGAAAGAACCCTGAGCCATAAATAAGCAAGCATTAAAGGAAACGCAAAAGCTCTCTAAAACTTCATAAACTGAGTAGTATTTTTTCTGCCCATCGTCGCGCTTGTTGTAGAAAGTTTCGTGCCTTACTTTGGCATTTTGCAACTGTTGGTTTTGGCCGCCTCCTATATCGGCTAGATATTCTGCACCTATAAAATCCTCGTAGAATTTTAGTAATATATCCGAGCTGCCCCAGAAGTTAGTAGTTCCGACTTTACTAAGGGCCTTATATAAATGAGCTGTAATTAAGTCACTGCCTTCATAAGGGTCTCCATCATCATTGTACTTTATACCTTTAAGATTTCCTAAGCCGTCTACCGCTGTTACGCTTACTGCTGCGCTTGGGTATTCATCTGGTATTATAGTTTGCTCTGGTAGTATTGTACCGACCCACCACGTCTCATTGTCTCCGTCGGGGTCTCTGTATATTTCTAGTCTATATGTACCCTCTACGGCTGTATCTAAGTTTGAGTAAAGCGTATTAAATGCAGCATCTAAACTGTCATTGTGAAATAGTGTAATCCTTACCTTGCTGCCTAGTATAGGCTTCGACCTATCAAAGTTGTCAAAAGCATACTCTAAACTATACCCATCTGGGCCTAGCACAAAGGGATGGTTTAGATCACCTGTAGAAATTGAGCCGTCGACAATTTTAACTTTCCAGTCGGTGCCTTTCTCATCTGTAAACTCGCTTACTGCGTATACTACTGCCATTACTCAAATCTGTTCCTATCACGCGTTGCGCGGTCGTTACTTATTACAATATCATCTCCAGAAATACGGCCGTAGACGTTAGTACCATTGCCGCCCATTATAGATTTTAACTTTGATAAAGGCGCGATTACCTCCGGATCCACAGCCGCGTTTTTATTATCCCCGACCATTGCTAGACCTGGGCCGTACACCATACCACCCTCAGCAAAAGCTGGTATCTGAGTAATGGCACCTGCTACAACTGACATAGCTGAGGTTATAAAACTCGGTATAGTAAGACCTGCACTAACTTGGTTTGCAGGGTTACTAGCGCTCGACCCGTTAGCTATTGCGTTGGCTATTGCAGTAGAAACTAAGGCTGCTATAACTTGTGATGCAAATTGCTTGAGAGCTTCTTTGCCGTCAATGGCTCCAGTAATTAAATCGCCGAAGGTATTACCTAGAGCATTTCCTAAACCATTAAAGGCTTCCGCCGTTTTATTTGCTGTTTGATCTATTTGCTGAGAAACAACTTCAAAATCATTTAAGAAAGCTAAAAGCTGCTCACTACTACTTACTGTAAATTCTTGTACCCCATTGCTAAGAGTTTCAAATGCCATAGTGCCCATGTGAGCAAGCTCGTTGAGCTTTAGCGTCATTTCAGATATTACTAAATTTGACTGTTCTACATATTCTCCGTAGCTTTCTGCTGCTCTAGTATTATCATCAATAACCTCGTCAGTAGACTCTGAGTGTATTGCTGCGAATCTTTTTGTTATTTCTGCTTTTCTGTTCTCAAATTCTTCAATATCTGCTGTTGATTGTTCTACGGCAGAAGTATAAGCTGTAACGGCTCCAGTAAGATGTGCATTAAGCTGCATAGCAGCCTTAAATCGTAAACCATCTCTCTCTATTCCTTTATCTATTAAGTCCTGTTCTTTTTGTGCTAGAGCCTGTTTAGCATCAAATAAACCTATCTCCGCCTGTGCTGCTGCATTATAAAGCTCCTGGCCCTCAGCTCCCAATGCTTTCTCAATTGCTAAACTTTTAATATTTGCCACATAATCTGTAAGGCTTTTATTTAAGTTCTCATAGCTTGTATTTTCTGCCTGTAAGTTGCCGAAGTGTGTAGCATCAATTTCTTTCAATCTGTTTAGTATGCGCTCTCTATCTTCTAGGCTAGTTTTCTCTTCGCCATACATTGCAACTAAAGCCCTAGCCTCCTTTGTCTGAGATATTACAGCTCTTTCTACTCCTTGGATAGAGTCTCTAAGCTTTTGGCCTGAGCTTTTCGAGTTTTCCCAAACTTTTTTAATCTCAATAAAAGATACTACAGCAGCAGCTATAGCAGCCCCTACAGCTAAAACAGGTGTAGATAGCCCTGCGAAAGCTGCTCCAAGAAACCGAGCGCTAGAAACAAGTTGGGGTAAAATAGTTAAAAGTGGGCCTAGCGCGGCCACCAAAGTACCAACAATTAAAATTGTTTTTTGGGTTTTGTCGTTAAAATTGCTAAACTTTTGGGCCAGTTTTGTGACAAAGTCAATGCCCTCTTTAAGTGCAGGCATTAAGCTCTCTACTAACTCAGCACCAGCCAGCTTTAAGTTATCCATTGCTGTGCTAAACTTACCCGCTGCCGTTTCGCTTAGGCGCTCCATAGCACCAGCAGCAAAGCCGCCCTCTTGTGCAAAGCTTTTAAGAACCGAGTTAAATTGCTCTACACTAACGCGCCCCGCGCCTAGCTTACTAGCTGGTAATCCGGTTGCATCACTAAGAGCCTTGAAGATAGGAATACCCCTCTCAGCTAATTGGTTTAGGCTTTCTAGCTCTACTTTGCCCTTAGCATTAACCTTCGCAAATATAGCGGCTATCTCATTGATAGAGCTGCCAGAAGTTGCGGCTATATCTCCTAAGAATTGTAGTTGGTCATTTACCTCACCTATGCCAGTTCCTGAAGCTATAAGCTGCCTAGCTGAATTAGCTACCGCATCAATTTGAAATGGCGTTTTTGCTGTGAAGTCATTAAGCTGCTTCATCATATCCCTGGCCTGCT